TCGTATTTGTAGGAGCATCTTACAAATTTCTACTTATTGGCGATCCCTTGAATGCTGTTGCTATGAGGAGGAGCAACAACCGCCATTATTACTTCTTTTTCTTGTCAGTCTGATTAATTACCATACTGCTCATCTCCTTAGATGTTGTAGGTAAAGGATTTATTTCTGTTAGTTTGTTTTCATTTGCCGTATATTTGCCAAGTCTTTCTTTTGCACCGCTTAGAACATCATTAAGATTGATAGTCGCATGGACATTCTCAACGCGATCCTTCCAAGTCTTCGCATCTTGATTCTTTAAGTAAAATATCTGGGCGGTAACATTGCCATCAGTGGCGGAAGTGAACAGGGAATTTGTAACTTGTGCAAGTCCACGAGCTTTCCCCCTTTTTATAGCATCTTCAAAATCTACACTTCGCTTTCTATTTCTATCAATAGTATTCCATGAAACGCCCAAAGCACGGGCGATTTGGGTAGTTCCTAGACCTCTTGATGCTAAGTTCTCTACTTGCTCTAAATCAATATTAATCTTCTTTCTACCGCCCTTTTTAAGAGATTTATTGTCTTTTTTTGGTGTTTTTTGCTCCATAACTGATTTTTTTTATTGCTCCTTAAACCCCTATATTACAACATTCTTTACATAAACCCTATGTTTTTTACTGTAAGTGTTTGATATATATGTATTTTTGTGTATCATTAGGTAGTCAAACAATACTTTAGGAGGTAACAAAATGACAAAGAAAAACGAGATATATTTAAAAGTTAAATTAGCTGAGCATCTTGATTGCGATATAGAGGACATAGAGCAAGGTTATGATGAATCAACTTTTAATCTAGGCGATCAAGAATATTTATTATTAACTGATGAAGAAGCCGACCAAAGAGCCGAGGAATACATTAAAGACTCAATATGGGCATTTATCCCCTCTTTCCTTGCAAGTCATACGGGACTTGATGAAGAGATAATAAAGCATTTACAGGACAAGAGCGAGAGCGCAAATGATGCTTTATTAAACGCTATTGAAGACATTGATTCTTTTATTAGTGATGCTATCGGCTTTAATGGTAGAGGGCATTTTATACATAGCTATGATGGTTATGAGCAAGACTTAGATGATAATTTATTTTTATATAGAATTAATTAAGGGGTAAACAATGACATTTAAACAACTAATAACCAAACTAACAGAGAAGCCACGAAATAGAAAAGCGTGGCATGGCTCTTATCTTATTAACCATTTCTTAAAAAACTAAGGGGGAATTATGGAAGCAATAAAAGAATTTAAAATAACCAAGGTAGTAACTACCTCATATGAATCTTATGTAATGGCTAAAGATTGGGAAGATGCAGAAGATAAAGCGCATTATGACAATTCTATTGATTGGGTTGTTGATAATGAAAGAGAAAGCATAGAAGCCGAGGAGGGTTAAACAATGAGCCAAGAAGCAATAAAAGAATTTAAAAAGGATTGTTGGGTTTGTTTTGATCGAACTGAGGTAAATATTAAGGGTTACAAGTACATCATTGAACAAGAAGAGCAACTTGTACACATTCACCCGAGATCGTGGAAGCAATTAAAAAAAGATATAGGAGATTATCTTTGGGATAATTGGGTTTTTACGGGTGAAGATACTATATCGCTTAATAAGTGGGATTTGGAATACTCAGAAGAAAACCCCTTCCAAGATTACTATTTAGATGAAGATGATAACAAATATTCTAAAACTACTAATTGTCTTTTATGGTCTGAATATTACAAAGATTTAGACATACCTAATGATTGGCAAGATATAAGTTATAGCAATGATGAATTACCAAGTTTTCAATTTAAAGATTATAAGATTTGGATTAACTCACCTCTATTACAAGAGAGACAAGAAAATTATCTCGGTATCGGTTTTAAAAACCTAGACCATTACAAGGATTGGATTTTTACAGTATGTCATTACGATCCAATAGACTGTGAATGTAAGGATGATATTTTCCAAACCATGGATTTTAACGAAGTATTAAATTATTTTAAGGAGCAAGTATGAAACATTTTAAAGAGAGAGAGTTTAGCTTATTAAATTACATGTGCGATATTCTTTATAATTTTTATGAAAGAAACGATCTAGAGCATATGTGTGCTTTAGATTCTCTTGCGGTAGGTAATTATAAAAATAGTAAACATTATATTTTCTTACAAAGGTTCGGCGATGTTTGGGAACGAGTAGAACAAAGAGAGGTGAAAAGATGATTGACTGTATAGAAATTTTAATCGTGCTTTCATTCATGGTCTTTTGCCTACATGGAGCATATCTAATAATTACCAAAGAGGATCAAGACAAATGAGTAAAAACGAATACAAACTATTAAATAAAACCATTAACGAGGTAGAGGAAGCAATAGAACAATATGAAACCTTAAATGATCATTGGATAAATACTTTATATGAAGACAAAGATTACACGTTGTTAGTAAGTGCGTTAATACCATTGGCAAACTTGCAGAAAATCAACGAGAACTTACAACAACTGAGTGTGATGAACAATAAAGAGGTAACCAATAATGAAAATAGATAGGCGAACAATACCAAAGCATTTGAGAAATCTAAGAGATGACCAATTGCATTTATTAATATTACTATTCAAGGCAAGACTATGAAGCAAGACATGAAATACTTAAAACGAAAGTACCCCGAACTTTCAAGAATCACCGCTAAGTTTAGCAATGATAAAAAAGATAATATACGAAGAGTTGAAATCATGATGACCAAAAAAGATCATGAGTTATATGTAAAATTAATAAAACAAGAACTTTAACCGATCAGAAAGCCTTGGAGGGTGATATTATCAACTCCCCCTAAAGTAATCACCCTTCTTGGCTTTCCTCTAACATCACACCCAAACCAACAAACAAAAAATGCTTATGTTGCACTCCTGCTTTTAGGCTTCGCAATACTTTCTTCTCTCCATCAATAGCACACCATATAATATTTAAATCCATCAAATTCTGAATACCTTTACTAACAGTATGCCTATGCATACCAATCATTAACGCCAAGTAGCTAACCGCATCATGGCTAGAATAGTCTTGTGCTGAATACCTTTCGCAAAGTGCATACAATACCAACTTCTCCCGACTCTTAATATCAGTTCTCCCCAACTGCTTCTTATACCACTTCCAGACAACCTGTTTCAGCTTGGCATAGCTCTTATACTTCATGGCTACCCCAAACTTTATTAACCCACTTCTTTCTGGCCCATCAATTGCTTCTATGACCAACCACCATTTTTGTTCTTTCAACTAACTAACCGCCTTAAGACTAAAATCCCTATTTGTATAATACTGATTAACCAACAACATCGGCTCTTTGCAAATCCTATATACTCGTTTCCTTTTATCCTTCCCCTTCTCCTTGCACATATATTCTCTTGCAACAAAGTCATCTAATACTGTTGCTATCGTTGACCTACTCCCCATACTTCCAGGCAATAGCTTCACTATTGCTTCAAAGTTAATGCTTTTGCTACTCGCGTTAGCAATAGCAACCTCTAAAACTAAAACATAATGTAAAGGATCAGACCACCAGAACGACATAAACCCTCTCTTTCTTCTATTCCTATGGAATTCATCTCTTGCTTCTATCATTCTTGCTTCTAACTGTTTCATTTGTATGTTTCTCCTAGCTTTTTCTGGCAAAGCTCTTAATGTATTAACTACCAATTACAACCCAACTTTATGAGTAAATATTACTGATACTTTTACCCTGGAGAGATGAGCCTTTAGGCTCACTCTCTCTATTAGTTTAGTCTAGGATATATGTATACCCCTATGTACGATTATTGGACACCCCTCTATACAACAATCGTATACCCGTATATACAATCACTTTTGCTTTGGTTTATCTTTCTTAGGTTCTTTTTTGGTCTTTTTCTTACCAAATATCCTATCCCAATTATCCTCAAATACTTTTTTATCTATTTGTCTTGGTCGTTGATCCGATCCTTTCCCGTTCATTATTTAATCTCCATGTTATTTAAAATATGACAAATTACTTCAACCGTGAATCCATTGCCCAACATTTTATAACGCTGAGTATTTGATACATGGTTTGTATAATCATCTGGAACTGTTTGTAATCTTTCGCACTCAATAGGAGTTAGCTTTCGCCAATACACTTCTAGCTCATCCCCGACATTGGTTCTTGATGCAAATTCTCTTGTTAAAGCATGAGACTTACCATCAACATGAAAAACCCTATCTTGCATGTATGGTTGTTTACCACTTGCTTTCTTACTAGGATTAATTTGATTAGGTTTTCTTTTATCAATCATTACCTTTGGTTCTCTATTGCCACCCGTACAAGCATTTAAAGTTGGTGATTTACCATCTTCTGAATAGACTCTTTTTAATATGTCGTGACCATTTATATCTATAGCTTCACCAACCTGGATTGGTTTATCAATCGCAATAACACCATAAGGAACGCCTTTGTGCATATTTGCTGTTAAACAATTAGACTTTTTGCTTTCATGTTTTATGTAATGTTCTGCTCTTGTTTTTGTACCTGTATATTTCTCGCTACCTCTATTCATGTATGCAATTGCTTTTTCAGACAATCCATCTATCTCTTTGTTTTCTAATATATCTCTTAAAACCATGCCTCTTTGTTCAGGCTGTTCAACTCCAGGTATATTAGTCCAATAATATCTAACCCTGTTTTGTGCTGATACTAACGCTGAATTAATTAAATACTTATTTACATTTGGTAAAGCCTGTTCAGTATGAAAAGTAATATATTCTTCAAACTCTTTTTTCATCTTTACGTTCTCCATTAAGTAA